ACCTGTTGTATTACAAAATACACCTTGTCCAGCTACTGCTGTATAGTTTCCTGTTTTAACTGCTTGCCATGAAGTTCCACCTGCGTCGGCTTCTTCCCAAGACAATACTCCACCTGTTGTTGATTTTAAAATGTAGCCGTTTCCTCCTGCTACCGCTGCTGGCCACGTCAAAGTATACGACGTAGTTGTACCTGATGCTTTCTGACCTATATATTCTCCTCCAGTAGTATCTTGTAATCTTATTTCTTTCTGAGAACCGATATTTAATCCTGTCGAAGCATTCCAAATAAAATTTGCATCTCCACCAAATGCTCCTGAATCATTAAATTGTACTTGTGTATTTGATCCACCCGGTAAACCACCTACAGTAATTTCTTTTATGTTAGGATTAGTGCCGTCATCCATTGTGGCATTAATTATTTTAGATGTTTTATCAGTAGCAGACCATGTAACACTTGAACCTGAACCTGAGATATATTTAAATTCTACTGTATATGCACCAGTTGTAGCATTTTCTATAAAATAAAAATTTTCAACATCTATAGGAATTGTTACAGTAATATTTCCTGTAATTGTACCTGTTAATTTAATTACTCGTGTAGCTAAAGATGCTCCCGTTCCTCCATCTACAACAGCTAAATTAGTGGCACCAGTGCCATTAACTGCTTGAGTAGCATAACCACCCGATATTTGAGATATTAGTTGTAAATTAGCGTTTGTTTTTGTTCCCCAAGTACCAGCGTTTTCCCCAGTCACCATTAATTCAATGCCGAGTCCTGTATAAGATGATGCCATAAATTTTTTCTCCTAAGCCACGTTTACGTTGGTATATGATGTATTACTTCCAGTGTCAACATTTCCATAATGCAGAATACCTAACTCTGAGTTCAATGTAACAGTTAAATCAAATCCAGTCAATCCAATATTCATATCAGTAGGGTTAATTGTGCCTACATTAGTAGTTATAGCACCTGGAGAGGTTAATCCTACAGACATATCATCAGGTGTAATAGTACCTACTGCACTCGTAACAGCTTGACCTGTAAGAGTAACTTTTACCTGTGTTGCTTCAATTAAATTTCCAACATCTGTGGATATTGACAAACCAGAAATTCCTACATTTGTATCTGCTCCACTGTTTACAGTTAAAGTACCTAATGCTGTAGTATTTAAATAACTAGGAACTCCTACTTCAGTATCTTCATTAGAATTAACTCCTAAAACTCCTTGTGCTACACTAACTTCTTGCCCTGTTATAGAAACTTCAAAATCAAAATTAACACTTGGAGTTCCAAGAGCAGTTGTAATTTGGAATCCAGACAATCCAATATTCATATCAGCAGGAGTAATTGTACCAAGACCAATAGTTGCTGATTGTCCTGGTAAAGTTTCTTTAGCTTCATCAACACTGCCCCAACCGTTTTCACCCCAATCAAGAGTACCCCAACCTGGATTAAATGAAGCTACAACTCCTGCTGCATTTTCAGCTACAGTAATAGCTAAGCCTGTTAAAGTAACACTTTCATCGCCTTGTTCACCCCAATCATTTTGTCCCCATTTTAATGCACCCCAAGTATTACTTGTAACATCTACAATTCCTCCCATAGAAATTCCATGTACCCAACATGCAAAATAAAAATCACTTGATGATGCGGGGTCAATTTCTATGTATCTTGTTGTAGCTGCATTAAATGTTGTTGTGTTCGTATAATTAGATTGATTAGAGGATCCATCTAAATAATAAGTTACGCCTGAAGAAATAATTCCACTTCTCATTGTAGCAGTGCTAGTGCTGTTAGAAGTAGTAAAAATTAATGGATGATTATCGTTTGAAGAAGCTGATTGATCTAATCTTACTGTTGCACCTTCAACCCACGGAAAAGTAAAACTTCCAGGTTGAGATCCATCAAAATAATAAACATTACCTGAACCACCTACAAGATACTGTGTTCCTGTTGCGACTGTGACTGTGATTGTAGTATCAGCCATAAGGACTTAACTCCTTATGATGTTATTCTCAGAATTGCTGCTGATGTACTTGCTGTTGGAAACTCAATAGAAAAAGTTCCATTAGAAACTGTTTTAGCTCCACCAAATGAAACAACACATACTGATCTGTTGGTTGTAAATCCAGTAACTGCAGTTGTATTATAAATTAAACAACCATGTGTTGTAAAAGTTGCTGACGTCCAAGATGTACCGTTTGCTGTAGATAAATCTGCAAAGTCTGTAAAACTTGTTGTAGTTGAAGAAGTTCCAGTTACACCTTGATTAGTTAAAGCTTTTCCACCTGTTACATATCCAGATGAAGTTGAAGTAACTTCGTAAGTATTTGTTGGATCTGCTGTTCCATCTGAAGGTGCAGTGTACTGAGATGTTGTACCATCTAAATTTGCTGATGCTGATGAATATAAAGATAGTTTAAATGCATTGCCAGCTGGTGTTTGACCTGATGTGTTAAAGTTATGTCCACCTTTGAATAGTTCTGCTTTAAATGTGTTAGTTACTGCTGATGTTATAGCCATAATTTTTTTCTCCTAATCCCTTTTACTTCGAAGGTGAAGGCGAGTCAATATATAATCTGATAGTTCCATCGTCATAATCATCTCTTCGTCTTCTTCCAACTTGCTCAATTGCAAACTTTTCAATCTCATTATTATATCTTTGTTCGTAGTATGTCAACATATCCGTAGGACCTTTTAAGAAGCCATAAGCTTCTACTAAACAAGCATATAAGAGTCCATTTGGAAAATTTACACTTAAGTAATTAGTCGTATTACTACCTGATAAACCGTCTGGTCTTTTGGTAAAATTAACTTGAAAAGTGTAAGTTTTATCGGGTGTTGGAGCAAACATAATTGTTCCAGATGTAGAATCCGTATTTCCTGTCATTGTATATGTAGTTCCGAACATAGCATAATATTTAGGTAAACCTCTTCCTGTTGTTTCACTATTACCTGCGTCTGAAAACTTATTATACTCATTTAAAAAAGTAACATCTCTTTTTTCTAAATATACTTGAGTGTTAGGTGTAGTATCATCTTCAGTAATTTGAATAGATCGAATAGCTAAAGCTCCAGCTGGAGCATTGATATATTGTTGTCCAATAACTAAAGAACCTGTTTGAGATTTTCTATCAGAATCCATATTTAAATCTCTCATACATCTTAAACATGCATTACCAATAAACTGATCTGTAATTGTAGAAGTAAATACAGAAGTATCTACCTCAGTGTAATTTTGAATTGCTGTGGTTAAAGTTGCGTATGTGAATCCGTCGTCTACAAATGCCATATTACTGTGGTCCTATCGTTTTTAATGTTACTGGTCCTGAAGATGTATTATATCCTCCTCCACCAATTTGTCCAGTAGTTGCTGTATCAGTTCCACCTTGATCTGAAGTATCTGTATTATAGTTATTTAAAGGATCTTGTAGACATCTTATAGTATCACCTGCTGTATGAGATACACCTGTAGATCCAAAAGAACCTCTTACAACTCCATCTAATACGTTGTTAGTAATACCAGTATAAGCAATTAATTCTGCTGCAATAATTACAGCATTAATAGGTGTGCCATCTGGAAAAAAATCTACACTTCCTGGTGTACGAGGACTTTCTACTTCAAATCCAGTAGAACTTGTTAATGTAATTCCAGTTGTTTGAGTAGCATTAATAGTTCCAACAAGAGTTGTTGTAATATTTGTATAAATTCCAGGAGTAATTTTATGTCCTGAAGCATCACAAATTTGAGCTCCACTAATTCCATCAATTTTAGCTATATTATTAAATGCACCTGCAATTCCTGGTGGTCCTCTAAATCTAACATAACTCGCATGATTTCTTCCATGATTATCTTCAAAAACATTTATTATAGGACTTCCTGCTGCATAAGTTGTTAATGGATTAAAACTTAAAGATCTTAATGCACTGGATGCTGGTTGTTGTGGCCTTGTAGTAGGTAAAGCTGTTGGATCAGCTGCACTTGGTTTTGGATCTAGTTGTGGTTGTTTAGATTCAAACTCAGAATAATGCACAAATAATCCATTCCATTGTGTAACCATTTCATTCCATGGAAATGCTTGACCACTAATGTCTGAAATTGCTAATGCATATTTCCCTTGTGCAAATCTTGCCATAATTAAATACTTGGATAGTAAGTCTTCGGAGTAATATAAGTACTAGCTTCCGAACCATCCGCTGCCTCCGCTCTTAATAATTCATCTTCGTACAATAATTTTAAATTTTGTGTTTTTTCAGGAGCATATTTTAAACTTAAATAATAAGCTAATCCTGCACACATACATGGCACATAATAGTATGGAACATCAGTTGCATTTGTATAATTACCTGCATCATCAATTCTCGTCATATAATAAAATTGAACTCTATCTCCTGCCTGACTAGAACTTGGAGTTGTGTATAAAGTAATTGTAACTCTATCAATAAATCTTTGAACCCAATATTGTGAAGGTTGACCTGTTGCTAATTTATTAGATAAAGAAGAATAAGTTGATCGTGAAATTTTTGTTAGAGGACTATCTGATTGACTTGTAGTTCCAGCATTACTTCTGTATGACGCTTCAAAAATATCATCAACGCCAAATAACTGAGCCCCTGCACTATCTAGTAATGTAGATGTTCCATCACCACTTGAACGATACCCAATGTATTCATTAGTGCCTGCAACTAGAGTCAAGTATCCATCAGCTATTTGCCAAAGATGTATTCCTCTGTTAGCCCATTCTTGAAAAAGAATATTTAAAGATCTACGAGCAGTTTTAAGTTGGTAACCAGCAACTCCTCTTAATCCACATCTTTCATAAGCTTCTTCAATGATCTCATCAATGTAAAAAGTTTTGTCAAATGTTGTAGTGCCTGAAGTAGTATTAGCCATCTACCCTCCTATCCATC